CCTCAATTCCTTCCCCCTACTCATCAATGGGGATGATGCCGGCTTTGTTACCGACACCTTGGGATATGAGATCTGGAAGGTCGTCACTCGCATGGGTGGCCTCGTCTTTTCCGTGGGTAAGAACTTTACTTCCCCGGACTTCCTGGTGCTGAACTCCTGTATGTTCGAGCTCTCGGGAAGGACCGTTCCCCGCCCTATGGCGGAGTCTGGAACGCGTCGACGTTGTGCCTCCATTGCCCTGGGGCCTCCTTCTGAGATCGGCAGCCTCTCCTCCAGCCGTGCACCTCCTTGCAATCGCTGGTGGGAGTTGGAAGTTTGCCGCTCCGTCTGGAACCGACGGGATCGGAGTCGTGAGTGGGAGGAAGTTACCACGCTCCGAGATCGGGAAAATGCTTTCTTCGCCAATGATTCTAAGTATTGCCACCTCATGCCTTGTCCGTTCCGACCGACAGCTGAGTGTGCTACTCTTCGAAACAATTTCCGTGTTTCACCTTGGCAAAATCCCGATTACTTGGGTCCTGTGGGTCGCTACTGTCCCACCGACACCAAGGATCCTCTTCTGTCCCTTCCGGCGTTTCAGCGCTACCGTGAGCTCAACTCTATTCACGGGCTGTTCTCTCCGGAGGGATATGCGATCTTGCCGGGCCTTCAGTTGGCCTGGCTGGCAGGGGTGCAAGGTCCCCGCCGCCACGAACTCAACCAGTTCTTCCTCCGCTCCTGGGGGCCCGTTCTTCGGCTCTCCCAGGGACCCGGTTGGGTGACTGATTGGTGGCTTCCCACCCACCTCGGTGGCCTGGGCCTGGAAAATACTGACCCTGCTCGTTCTCTTCACAGCAGTTCACGCGGCTCCCTTTGCCTCGCGAAGTATCTTCTTTTGCACCCCGAGAGGGCCCCTGTCCCGTTGCCGTCGATTTCCATCGATGGCCACGAGAAGGAACTTCTCCTTTCCTTCCTTGATCATTATGAGCCTCTGATGATCAAGGGGGATGCCCCTCTTCCTCATGGTTGTATCACTCATGAGACCCTCCTCACCCACGCCTCTCGGGCGGCGTGGCTGTCAACCTTTCAACAAGAGCAGGACGGGCCGGTCTGGTCCCGTGGTTTCGGTGATGATGATGACCCCAGTGGTCGTCCCGCCGTCTTATCCTGTCTGTTGCGGAAATTCCGGGAGTCACGCGAGCGCACATGGCACTCAGAGCGTGGCGGGAAAGCCCACAACAGATCACCTCCTGCTTGGTTGGCGAGTGAGCCTATTACCACCGAGGAGCTCGCAGCTTCTCTTCCTCCCCAACGGGTGTACCGCCTTGATGACGTGGCGGTTCCGTCCGTGGACCTTTCTGAGGATCGTCTTTATGCACCTGAACGATACCTCTCCGTCCACGGCAACGGTTTTATGCCCGTGGGAAATGTGGTTCCCCATGAACCTGTCGCCACCACGATTCCCGTGGCTGGCTTCAAGTGGTTCGTGGAGAAGAACCGGATGGATCTACTGTCCCGCTTCGGCGGGGGGGAACAGTCGACACCTGAGCTTCTGTCAGAAGCCCCACCTTCCTGGCCTCAAGGGGCCATAGTGGGGGCGACTGACTGATTCTCAGCATCCCTAGAGTGAAGTACTCTCTAAAGCTTCCTTACTACGCACTTCCCCGTGCGCTGGAGTG